TATGTCTTACCATAAACTGGAGGATTATTGTCTTCTCCGCCCCATACAGTAACAGAAGCAGCTTCAGGGACATTAGAGTAAATTAGAGCTTTATAGTCATCTGGTGTGACGCAACGATTTTGAGCTGCATAAAATTTTGGAGCATTAAAACGAATAGAATCATTAGACTCTTTATCATCACCATTATATGCAGCTAATGTTGTAATTACACTAACAGTTGCGCCAGAAAGAAGAGTTGCACCATTATAAGTGAAATCAGAAGCTCCATTAGCCATATCTAAACTAGAAACAAAATAGTCTAAGTGAACTACGTTACCAATATCAAGAGCACGTCCAATATTACCATCACCGAATGTTATTTCGTAAAGACCATCGTCAATTTCCTTAACCCAGAAGGCTTTGGTTATACCAGAAGCTGATACAACACTATCAGATCTAGTCCATGTTTCATAAACAGAAGATGTCGCAGATTCCTGAACTCTAACCTTAAGAGTGCTGATATCTACACCAGAATTTGGGATAATGTAACGAACGCCTTCGCTTACAGTATAATTAAAATTGAGAGGTTTACCTTCAATAATTTCTAAATCGGCAAACAAATAATTACCAGTTGTAGTAGAACGTGTCACTGTATAAGAACCAGTGTTGTAGAATGAATACTGTTTACCATCAATTAGAGTAGTGAACGCAGAGTAAGCTGGTAGTGTAATATTTGACGGGGAAGAAGAGCCACCAGAAACTGTTACATTCACAATAGCCTTAGCACAAGTGGCAGAGCGAGGTGTGTATCCCAACATCTTAGCTAGAGAAACGATACTGTTGCGCTTTCTAGCTGAATCCAAGAACATCTCGTTAATCGCCATATTATTGTATAGCGCATTATAATGAGTGTTGTATGCTAGAACGTCTAGCAAGACGGACATCGCAGAACCTTCGAAGTTATAGTCTTGAAATTCCGACTGCCCCTTTAGGTATTCTTTTAGGTTGTCTTTGATGTTATCAAAGTCCAACTCTGTAACATTAATTTTTCTATTATTTGCCATTATCGTGTTCTCTCTAGAGTTAGATCAAGAGTGAGAGGTTGGGTTGTATTAACAATTTGGAACTCAATCGTAACATAAACTTCATATTCATCTTCACTGACAACAACGTCTACGTTTAGTATTTGGACTCTTGGCTCAAAGTTATTGACTGTGTCTGTAATAGCACGCTCCATCATTACTTGAAGCATAGGTGTTGCTGGTTCAAACAAAAGTCGTTTAATTGGACTACCAATTTCGCTATGAAATGGTCTCTCATAGTTGGCAGTTAAAATAAGGTTTTTTAGAGCATTTTTAATTGCCTGCTCATCAAATCTACGCACAATATCCCCAGTCACAGGGTGAGCGGTAAAGTTAAAGTCCAGGTCTGAAAATGTTCTTGTGTTTCTTGCCATATTAGTTATTTAGGTTACTCTACATTAGTTTTTGCATTTCCATCAGCAACGGCATCTCCGTCAGCGATTGGGTCATTAACTCTTGCAGCTAAATTTCCTTCGAAATAAGTTTTGGAAGCACCAGCAGATATTTGTCTCTGTGCGTCTTTGTGTGGTGATCCACCAGCATAAGGGGTGTGGTCTTCAAACCTATCCCCAACAACTCCAACTAATTTACCACCAACATACGTCTTTGAACACTGAATAAGTTTTGTTAGAGCAGTTGGAGGGGCAGCGTCTTGCCCCTTACTCATAGCACCCTTGTAAGTCAGTTTAGCCATTATACCTTCTTAGCTTTTGGTGGGATCGTGTCTAATAAGAAGAATCCAGCTGGATTACCTTTAGCGTCACGCTTATATGTTGAATCGTTAACCATAGTAAATGCCATACCACGATTACCCTGTGGTTTATAACCAGTGTGAATCCAAACAGATTCTGGCGCACGATACTCAAGGATGATCTGGTCGTATTTAATAATCTTTTCACACTGTTGGACAAGTGCATATGTCTTATTGATTCGATCTGGTAACATCAAAGCTACGTCGAAACAGTGCCCCTTGCAGTGATCAGAGAATGGCGATTCAGTAGGAACAACGCCTTTTAGACGATAACCAGAAGAGATTTTCCATTGTTTGTTATAACCAGCTATACCACCTGGAAGCACTTCTAGGTATGGCTCAAGCACGTTTTGAGCAGACATAGCCAAGTTACACACAATTTCTTGAACTGTGTAAACACGCTCAGCAGATGCCGCAGATTCTTTCAGAACCTGATCTACCAATTTGTGTTTACCATTGACACCACCATCGATCAGCATACCAAGAGAGAAGTTCTTGGAGATTGTGTAATCGTTAGTGAAGTTCTTTGTAGTGTAGATAATCTTACAATCAACTGGGACATTCTTGCCAGCTGCACCACCAGTAGTAGGTGCTTCTTCAGTGGCAGCTGGGGCAGGAGCACCTGGAACGCCAGCAAGTTCTTGTTCCTTAGAATTTCTACGACCCTCTGGAGTATCATAGTCTTCTGGAGTTTCGTTTGCAGCCAATGTCTCGCTCTGTCTTTCTGGAGGAATTAGATAAGGAACAGTTGGGTTCTGTGGGTCGCCAGCTGGTGGAGGTGTCAACTCAACATCTGTTGCACCATCTGCGCCATTACCGAACTGACCTTCATTATAATCTGCGTTCAGAGTTCCACCAGCAAGAATATTCATATCAGCAGTAGACTCGATATTAACAGCCTCAGCCTTTTGACTGATGTTAGCTGCCTGAACAATGAAATCACCGCCAGCTTTAATTAGAACATCACCACCTGCAGCGATGTACATATCATTAGCAACACCAAGATCTACGTTGTTACCTACACGGATGTTTGCATTCTGAGCTACTTCGATATTTGCATCTGTTCTAGCGAAAATGTTGGTATTACCTTCAACAGTGATATTGCACTCGCCAGCTACGTGTATACAACCATTACGCTCCATCAAAGTGAAACTATCACCGACGATGTAATTTACCTGAGTACCATTTGGGTCAATCTCAGTGTAAGTGCCAGAACGATGGTATGTATGAATACGTTCTTGCCCTGGAGTATCATCAAACTCTTGAACATGTCCTGATTCTGTTTCAAAGACTTTGTTGAACGGATATTTCGCACCGAATGATGGCATCGGTTGATCCCAAGAGCCACTATCATATGCTTTAGGAATACCCTTCTTGACATTGGCGTCTTTTTTCTCAACGATTGTACCTTCAATGATACCACGTGCCAAACGATTAGTGTCTGGTTCGTTGATATAATCTTTTAACGGGTACTTGTTGTTTGGGTCTCTGAAACCTGTATTGTTGGATCCAGTTTTAACTGCTTCAGCAGAAGGTCCAGGTGTTCCATCAAAATCTTTTGGAGGTGTAGCTGGTGGTGCTCCTGCATCTTTGTCAACAGAACCAGTTGCTTGATTACCATAGAAGTATTCATAATACTGAAGTTTCTTTGCTGCAATGTCTGGTGAGTTTACACCAACAGCTTTCTTAGCTGCGTAGAAATAACCAGGATGGTCTGTTTCTTTCGTACCCTTCGGCACACGATCTTTAATATACAAAGCAGCAACTAATGCTGATACGTTAATATCTGCATCCAGTGAATCTGGATTGTTGACCAAGTCTAAGTTTAGACCCATCTTGTTGGCTAAGTCTTGATAACGCTTATAGTTAGCTTTACCAGTCAACTGGATGAAACCACGCCCGTAATACTTACCACCATCTTCATCGGTTTGATTACCTAAGAAATTTTTACCACGTTTGGTTGGACCATAAATCACAGAGAAGAATTGCTCTCTGGTCAACCCTTTTTTAGATGCGTCAGAATACTTCTCAGCTTCTTCATCTGTCAAGAATGAATAGATTTGTTTAATTCGAGATCTAGAATAATTGTATGATTCCAGTTGAGGAATCCAGCGTGATTCTCCACCAGCAATACCAAGTAGTGCACACTTCTGTTCTTTAGTTGTAAGACCAACTTTATCGCATGCAGCAATAAGTGCTTTAATACCTTCAGATGATTTAGCTGCGTTTGGAGATTCTTTTGGTGGAGGAATTGTTGGGATAGAAGTGTTAGTCGCATTCTGCGTTGGGGTTGCCGCAACTGTAGCAGAAGCAGCTTCTGGTGCAGCTTTAATTGGAGTTCCATCTGCAGTAGTTACTGGTTTACCGTTAGAATCTGTTAAAACCCCTTGCAATTTACTCTGATTAACAGCAGCTAAATTGGAAGGTGGATCTTGGAAGGTTAAGATGTTTTCACCATAACCAGTAACAATTTCACTGATTGTTATCTTAGTTGGTCCATCAATTGTAACAATGTAGCAGTTATCGCTTAATCCAAAACCAACAATCCTCATATTGGCTTTTAAGCCATTAGTTAGATTTGTTTTACCACTCTCTGGATCATAGAATGTAAGTTGCTTACCTGTTGTTGGTCCAACAACAGTTCTTAGTACGATATCTTTTGTTCTAGTTTCACCATCAATAGGAAGAATGCTGTCATCATCATCGATAGTCTTTGGTGCACTAGGGATTCCACCGACAGTACCTAAAATAATGGGCTGTTGCTGATCGACGTCAGCGAACATAACAATAACTGTACTACCTTCAACTGGTCCAACTGGAGTGAAACCGATACCATTCATCGCAGCAGAGCCAATCGGCTGTACTGGTGTTGCCCATGGCAACTGCTCTGTTGGAAGCTGAGTCTTATCGTGAGTGTGAAGTCCTACAATACGAACTTGGCAACGACCAAGCTGTAACGGATCTATTCTATTTTCTACAACGCCAGTATAAAACATTAGTTTCCAATCTTCATCATTAATGTGTCTTTAATTAGTTCCATATTACATTCGTGTCCGTCACGATTAATGTAGTGGTTTATGGCTGCGATAATATAATTTCCTGAGAACATCTTGTCCATATTATCTTCACCTTTATTCGAAATAGGTTCAACCTTGTATAGTTTGACATTAACTTTTTGACCTACAG